AGTCGACGACTAGGTTCGTCGAGTCTTCGTCGTAGATGAGCACCTCGGGCTTCGGGTCTTCTCCGAGGTCGTCGACCGAGTAGTCGTCGCTGGGTATTGGCATCAGGTCAGCTGCTGGCTGAACGTCGCTCACCACTTCGTCTTCGAGGCCCATGTCGTTTTCGAGTGCCATCAGCTTCTCTCCTGCTCCTGTTTCGCCCAGGCTTCCCTTAGTGGGATGAGGCAGTTGCCACAGACCAAGCGAACCCCCTCATCGACAGCTCCGCCCGATGTGCCGACCGGGCGCGTGAGTCTCAGAAAACGCCACGGCCAGCGCTCGCCAAACGGTGCGTCTTTGCCGCAAGCGCTACACTTGTCTCGCTTCGCCATCAGCAAAGCTCCTGTCCGTAGCCGAGTTGTCCTGCGCGCTTCTGAACCGGGCCCACCTCTTCGTCGTCCCACTCGGATTTGAGCGGGCGCATCGGAGCGATCGCGGCCTTGCCCTTGGAGGCGTACGCGCAGCCGTAAACGCACGAGTCGTAGGGGTGGTCCTCGCCGCCGTCCGCTGGCTCTTCGGTGTTGTCGGGATTCGTTTGCATCGCCGGCAAGACGCGAATGATCCATTTGCACGAGCTGAAGAAGACGATGCCCGGCGTCTTCGTTTCCTCTTCGTGATCGGTCAGGCGCTTGATGAGATGTTGGGCGTTCGTCTGCCGGCTCTTCTTGTCGGCGGGCACCCACATCACGCCCTTTTTGCGGAACGACTCGGCCTTGTTCTCGCCCGACTCGCCGCGTTGTTCCCAGAGCTGCGTGTCGGCGGGGCCCGTGATGCGTGAGCATTTCCCGCGTTCGTCCCAGAACCCGAGTAGCTCCTCGGTCGCTTGCACCATGGCCGCTACCTCGTCGGCGGTCTTGCCTTGGAACCTGAGCTCGTAGATGACGTACAGGGTGTTCTCGTCGTCGAGCGCGAACCAATGGATGCAGCCGGGCGCCTTGAAGCCCCAGTCCATGGAGCGGAAGATGCGCCACTCACTCGACACGCGGAACGGGCGCACGACGTGGATGCGTTCCTTCCAGTACTCGGCGAAGAACGAGCCGACCGTGACGTACCAGTCGCCTTCGAGCAGCGCCGCGCGAATGTGCGGCTTTTGCTTGAGCAGTTGAAGCTCGTACTGCGCGACGAACGCCTTGTTGGGGTTCATCGAGAGCTTGGCCGGCATGTACACCCACTTGGTGTAGGCGTGCGTGCCGTCCGAGCGGGTGAGCTTGCGCTTGAAGACGACGTTGCCCTCCCTGCACGGATCGACGAAGCGACGGCGTACCCAGTTGGCGTCTTTGACCGCGAAGCTTTCGCCGTCGTTCCGCATGAGGGGATTGCTCATCGACCGAACGCGCAGCATCTTCGAGAGCACGGGGTCGTCCGAACGTAGGCGGGTCGTGATTTGGTCGTACTGCTCTTCGTCGAAGCCCGTGAGCTCATCGAAGTAGATGGCCGTGAATGCGCTCGACATGTACTGCTCGTAATCGAGCGGGTCTTTGCAGTGCCCGAACTGATATTTCAGTCCGCTACTGAACGTCCACGTCGTCTCGCTTTCGCTCCACACCGCGCCCGAGTCGACGGCCCGGAACATCCTATGGCTGAGCGCGATGGTCTGCTTCAGCATCTTGACCGTGCGCCGAAGGTGCAGAGCCCAGCCGCCCGACGTGCCCCAGATGAGCGGGTAGGGGTGGGTGGGGTCCGTGCAGCGCTCGTGCTCGACGGCCACCTGGTCCATGATGTCCATGGTCAGGCACAAGGTTTTGCCGGGGCCTGCGCTACCAGCGCCGAGCACCTCGTCGATGCCTTGCCTCACCGTGTCGTGGTACGCCTGCTGCCACGGCGAGGGCTGATAGATAACGTCAGTCACCGTCGGCCTCGCTCTGCGCAATCACGCGATGGTGCTTCCAGCACTCGGCCATGAACACAGCGTGCGCCGAGTCCCAAACGCCAGCCTCGGTGTACCCGAGCGCCGCCCCTCCCGTTCCGTCGTACAGCACAACCAACCCCTGCATCTCCCCAGATTTTGCCATCGCCAGCAGTCGCTCACATTTCTCCACCACGCGCTCGTTCGGCGCATCGCGATACTCGCTCATGACGGCCACGTCGTTCATGGCGTCGTCTGGTTTTGGATGACTCGTGCGCGGGCGAGCAGCACCAAGAGCGCGGTCAGGATAGCCACCGTGTCGACGCTGCGTGAGCCGGTGATGATGGGCGCCTCCTCTGCGACGAGTTTGTCGACGAGCTCGCCGGTCTGGCGAAGGTACGGAATCACTTCGCGCTGCATCGAGACGAGCAGCGTGTCCTGTTCGAGCGGGCGCGTGGTGAGGCTCTTACGCGATGACACTCTTGCCTCCGAGTGCTTTGACGATGGCCGTGTACACGGTGCGGCGCGGGCCCGTCTTTGCTTTGGGGCCGTCCATCATCCAGTCGCGGCGCTGCTTGTCGGAGAGGTCCACCCACAGGCGCTGCGCGATGTCGACTTGCCCGAGCGCGCGGCATATCTCCTTGTCGGCCACGAACGCGACCATGGCGATTTGGTGCAAGCTGAAGAGCGGCACCTCGTCGACCATGGGCTTCCACTTGTGGAGCTCGTGCGTGGTGTCTCGCGCCATGGCGCGGTCCCACTTGATGGCGGGCTTACCGTCGCGGGTGACGAGGTAGCCGCGGTCGCCCGTCTCCAAATGGATGAAGTACTCGCGCTTGTTCGGAGGCGGGTCATTGGCCTCCTCGCTGCTCGGGGCACGCTGAAGCGCGGTCGGCGCTTTCACTCGGTCACCTCGCGTTCCTCGAACTGCGGGATGGCAGCGGCGTTGATGATGACTTTGCCGATGTTGAGCGGCGGGGCCGCGCCCTTCTCGGCGGCGTTCGCCTTCAGGATGCCGACGGCGATGGCAGCGGCGAGCTTGAGAGCAGCGGGCGCCTCGGAGTTGTTCTTCCACGCGGATTTCGCGACGCGGTACGCGCGCTCCGCGTCGAACTGCCCGAGCTCCTCCTCCATGCGCTGGTAGTTCGGGTCGGCATCTTTCGGGAGATGCTCGTCCACGTCGCGGAAGCGCATGGCGTCGCGCATGACGCCCATGGACTCGGCGAGCAATTCGTCCCGCAGGCCGATGAGTTTGTCCCGCTGCTCGCGTTTCCGCTGGAGCGGGTCCTTTTTGACTACGAGGACGGGCGGGTCGTCGAAGTTCCCGAACGGCACCTTGTCGACCGCCGACTTGGCCTTGGCTTTTTTCGGGGGATTGGGGGCCATTTCCCCCAGGTTAGCCTAGTTGGGGGCTCTAGCCCACAGTTTGCTTGACGTGTTACGCTTGACGAGTCGTGAAGCCCGTTCGCCCCCTGGCTAAGCCCCCCGCGGGCCCTACCCCCCGGAAGGAGGGGCTGATTAACCACATCGAACTACGGGAGTTCCTGGGCAATCCCTGCAACAAGGACTGGAAACGCCTGCTTCGGGAGGCGCACGTGGAACTCCGCTGGTCGAAAACGCTGCTGGGCGGCGTCAGTGAGCAGAACCGCCCCCACCGTTGCGGCCTGAACCGCAATCAGGTGATGCGCGTGCTGCGAGCTCGCTACGCGAGCGTGGGCAAATACCGTATTCTGCGCTGGAAGCTGTAGCTCAGCGGCTCGTCGCGATGAAGTAGCGGCCTTGTTTGGTGAGCTTGAGCGGGGGAGCGGCGCTGCCCATGACGTGGCCGGCGCCCGGTCCTGGTTCCACGAGGCTTTTCGCGCGCAAACGCCGGACCCAGTGATGGATCGCCTGGCGGGTGATGCCGTATCGCTCGGCGACGTGGGACATGTGCGGGGCGACGCCCATTTCCTCTTCGAGCTCGGCGATGACGTGCAAAACGGCGAGTTCCTTGCCGTTCGGGATGGGGGAGGCTTGGTAGCTTTGGTGATTGGGGACGATGCCCATGGCGCGTTTCCTGAGAGAAAAGAGCCGGGGCGGTGTTTCAAAGAGGCCCCAATGAGACCTGTCACGGCGTCTCGCCGCACACCATGCCGACCCGGCAGAAGCAATGTAACACAAAGCGATTGACGAGTGGTAGGGATTCGTTCAGAAAGAAGCGATGGAAACGCCTGAAGAGTTCGCTGAGCTGGTGGCTGCGCCCGTCTCGCTCATCGAGCGCCGCGACAACGCCGTCAGGCTCGCGCTGCTGGATGAGCTGATTGCGCACTTCCAGCCACCCATGCCCATACCCATCGCCCGAGCGTACATCCGCGAACTGCGCGCCAAGTACACCGAACCCACCAAGCCGGGGCAGTTCCTGAGCAGGGACGACCCGGATGCGAAGCCTGTGTTCGACCGGCTTGATGAGCAGCCGCTGCCAATGTCCTCACCAGGTGATGACAATCCCGACAGTGAGAGCTAGGCTTGAGCCTGTAGCGCGCTCGAATCGCTCGGCTGCTCGTGAGCGCGCGAAGTGGGCTGCCTGTCCTCGTGCGTGGCAGCCCCTCACAAGCCGCCTGTTCGTCGCTCACAGGTTCAAGCAGTCGAGAGCGGCACACTTACTTCTTGGAGCGAATGGCGAGGGCCAGAATCCAACCGGTGAGCATGATGTTCAGGCCGATGAAGATGAGCCCGAACCCGATGAACCAATGCCCCATGCTCATCTCAGCCCCCCTTGCTCTTCGCAAACGCCACGAGCTCAGCGTAAACCTCATCCACGAGGGACATGTTCTCATCCGTCGGGGCTGCGCCAGGGTCGAGCCGCAGCATGAGCTGCGCCAGCAGGTATCCCGCACCCGCGTAGAATGCCTGCTGCGTCTCCCTGACCTGCACCGACCCAGCACTCGGCGGCACGCACTTCTCCCGAAAGCCTTCCCACCCTTCCTCCATGAGTCCCTTCGCCATACCGCACCATGCCCTCTAAAGACCAGCCACGTCAACCGACTGATTGACAGAGTGCACCGTCGAGCACAGCCAGCAGCTTGGCTGCGTGGTCCGGGCAGTAGTGGTGAGTCGCGGTGAACCCGTCGTGCCCCTTGCTGACTACCAGCCAGTCCTTCGGCAGGAAGGCCACTGCCGACTGGGCGTGCGGGTACTCCAGGACCTTGACCCGCTCGAACATCCCGCACTCGGGAGCGTCGCAGTGCCAGGTGCGAGCTCGGGTCGCGTTGTAGCTCATGGCACGTTAACCCTATCACCTGACGACCTTGGACCCATGGAAAAATTGGGAGCTGGTGTGGCCCCCCTGCCCAGCCTGCCCCGCCTCCCCCTGGGGTGGGCGGACCTCAGCCAGCCTGCGGGGCCAGCAGCCCCCGATGGGGGCAGCAGACCCCACAGCTCCGGGGGCTTGAGACCCCATGCCAAGCTGGTGGGGGCTGTAGCCTATGGGCCAAGACCACCATGCCCTCCCTGATTTGGGGGCTGTAGCCTAGTGGGATGCCACCCGATCGGACTTGGGGCATGGGTGGGGGAGCACGTGCAGCGGGGGCCCTATCCCCCGTCAAGCTGGCAGACTGTGAACCCGAGTTCACATCAAGCGCCAGGCTTGCATGGGTCAAACTTGACCCACCCTTCCGGTTGGCTCTCCGGATGGCGGACCGGTGGTCCCAGGAGAGGAAGAAGGGAGAAGCCGCGCGAGAGTGCGGGGGTCCGGCCTGGTCTGTCAAGAGAGCATGATTCGGGCCGGTCTATATCGGTTTTGCCGATACATCCGGCCCAATCGTTCGGTTAATCGTCCAGGTCAGAACCCTGGTAGGCCGCGTAGGAGGCGTCGTCTGCCCACCGGCACCGCACTGGCCAGAATGCGGTGTAGTCCTTGTTCCAGCGGAAGTCGTGGGACTCGGGAGCAAACAGCTCCCCGAGGTCGGAGCCGAGCATTTTCAGGTGTAGGCGCATGGTTCGGTCCTTTCAGAACGGGCAGAACGCGAGGCTATCGGGTTCTGTGTCGTTGGCAGCGTCGGGGCCCCACAAGAGCGCGTTGAGGCGCTCTTGGTGGCGGGGATTCGCCGTGCACAGCGCGCTCCCCTCACGGTGGGGGTAGTGGTAACCGCCGCAAAGGCACGTCCGGTTGCGTCGGCTGTCAGTGCGGCGGCAACGCGGCCTGCCAGGGGTGCATTTGTGCTTTCCCCCCAGGCGTGCCGGGTCTGTGCATGTGCAGCCACGGATGGGGGAGCTCATGACGCCACCCGTGTCGCAATTGCCTGGAACGCTTGAACCGCGTTGCAAGCGTGGAAGGGGTCCGCCTCTTGAATCGAGAGCTCAAGCCACCTCCGGCTTTCGGCCGGGCCCGGAGTCACTACGGCCTGCGGAAAGCCGCGCTTGGCGCGCCACACGAAGAAACACTCTTTTTGGGTCATTTGGGTCATTGGGTCCTTTGTTCCGGGTTCTTTGGTCCGGAGACGCATTCATCCCATGCGTGTACCTTTTCGTCAAGCGCTAGATTGTCATATTCGGTCGATTCGACGCATGGGGCGACAATCGACAACAGGACAATCTTTTTGCTTGGCATGTTGGGTCGAGATATGGGAGAACTGTCTTCCCGGCAAACGAGCCGGCCCGAAAGGAAACCCCAATGCTGAAACCCTCTCTCCTTCTCTCATTTGCCCTGCTAGCGCTTCCCAGCGTCGCAAGCGCTCGCCCCTATGACCCGGCAACCTACGTGGAGCCCGAACAGCAGTGCCACGACGCTGGTGAGGCCGCGTATCGGCTCGCCGAAGCACGCGGTGACGGTTCACCCGATGTGCCGGCCGACCGCGCGCAAGCCATGTGCCTCTGGACGGCCTATCGCAATCATCTGATTGCGTCGCGTCACGCAACGCTCGACCAATTGATTGCGCTCGACCAAGACGGCGAAAGCTTCTTTGTTGAAGCCGGCTGGAACTGAACCATGGCTCAAAAACACTACTCTTACGGATCGGGAATGCGCGGCTGCCTGTTCGACTACGGGCCGCATTTCTGCGAGCACAAAACCGACGCGATTGATTCTCTTCTGAATCTTTTCGACGACTCACTCAGCGTCGGAGAGGCCGAAACCATGCGCGTGAATCTCCTGGATAGCGGCTTTCACGCTTTCGAGAACCCGAGCGAAGCTGGCGCGCAATACTGCGAAGTCTCCGAACAGCCTGGCGAATGTCCGGAGCAAGACGACTGAGCTTTTGAGTTCCGCACACTGCACGCAATCCAGCCGATTGCGTGCAGTAGCGGGCCCCAAAGCCCAGAAAAGGAAACCCCATGACCATTCTTACCGACACCTTTGAGGCCCCGTCGCATTGGGCATGCGCCTTTGTGAACGGCGACACATCCGGCCTCGAACAAGCCGACTACGAGGCGTTCGAGGCCTTCTGCGCTGCGAACGATGACCCACACGTTGTCGATTGCTCCGACACTTTCTACGGCCGATTTGACGGCCTTCTGACTGAGCTCTGCACCTACACTTTCGCCTATCCGGAAGGCTCGCTATGAACATTGAAACCTACCTCGATTGCATCGCAGAAGACGAGAAACGAGTCCCGATCGCGAATGAGCCTGGCGATGGTGACGAGTGCTTCCGGTTCTACTTTGGCGCCTATGGCTCGACACTGCTCGACGTATTCGCCGATCACTTGGAAGACGCTTTAGAGCTTGCTTTCGAATGGCTGGACGATAACGCCCCGGGTCACCTTGTTCAGATTGGCGAGACTGAACTCCGCGAAAGCGCGAAAGAGTTGGGTCTGGACTATGACGCGGCAAATCAGGAGGCAATCGACAGCGGCTCCTTCGGAGATGGCAATTTCGCGAAGATTGTCGAGCATGCCGAAACCGATCTGACCCAGTGCGGCCACACTACCCTGAAGCATGGGCAATACCTGCTTTCGTGGGAGTGGACGGCTAGCGAACTTCGTCCGCCACCCAAGCTCAAAGCCATCGCACGCTGAAACCTTTCCGCATCCTGCGCAGCACTCACTTGCTGCGCAGTAGCGGGCAGCTTTCGCCCACCCAAAAGGAAACCCATGGCACAATCCAAAGCTGACAGAATCGAGGCGCTACTTGACGCCGATTGCGACGAAACCCGCATCGCGCTTTACAATCCGCGTGCGACCGTTGCCGCTATTCGCGAGGTTCTAGCCGAACCCGAAAGCATCTCGGTTGATGCCGCGCTGAGCGTTCTGAATCGAGACTATTTCGACGATGTGCGCGGCATTGCGGAAGATTGTAAGCGCGCCGTCAAGGATGGCGAAGTGTCGAACGACGAAGAATTGTCGGACTACTTACACCAGACAGTCGACGGGCATGAACGCGTTATCTACACCTACCAAGCTCGCATTGGTCTCGTGTGCACTGATAGTGTCGATGCATACGAAGATGAGACCGGCGAGAAACCGCCGTCCGCCGAAGTGCAAATGTTTTGGGCGCTGATGCAAGATGTGCGCGATCGCTTGGGTGACTTCGATGCCATCAAAGCCGAGCTTGAGTCCGAACAAGCCGACCGCCTGGGGGAATCATGAGCGCGCCCGAATACAAGGTGTCTTGCAAGTATGGCGCTCCTATGGGCCGTGGCTCGGATAACCTAGCCGATTTCGCAGGCTGCAAGGTTCGCTTGCGCCGCGTTCGGCTGAACGGCGACTACGATCAGGGCGGCGCATACTGGGGGGCAGGCATGCCGCTCTGGTTTGCCGAATGCGACAAGGGTACGGCGTGCGCTTACTTGCGCGCAGCTTCGCGCAATGACGCAAAGATGCTCATCTTCGCGCAAACCGTGCGCGTCCGTTTCTATCGCTAAGCACTAGCTTCCACACACCGCGCAACGCTCCGGCCTTGCGCGGCAGTGGGCGCTATTGCCTGCCACAAAGGAAACCCATCAGTGACCGCACCCGTCAAGACCCCGAAAACCACCCAAGCGCCCGCCAGTGTCGCGGACCAATGGCGCGAGGTCCAAGAGGCTACCCGCAAACGCGACCGCGTACTCGGCGAGCTGAACGCCGCGATCGCACGCTATGGCTCGGCCGATGCTGAGCTCGCGCTAGCTACCGATCGATTTGACCGATTGATGGCAGTCTCGCGCGAACCCGCGCCGCCAATGGTGAAGCCGTGAACGTCTACAAACTCGACTCTGGCCGCTACATCGTCGCGACGTGGCACGAGCACCGCGGGTGCTTCACTGTCGCGTTGCCTCCGGCTGAACGCACCCCTGGTGGCACTCACAGTTTTTCGAGCCGCAGTCTCGAAGAGTGCGCGCATCACACTCGCAAGTTTGCCTCCGCATCCGCCGCACAGCAGCACATCACGAACTACCTAGAAGGAAACCCCGACGAATGAAACACAAAGCCATCATTGCCATCGCTCTATTTGCTCCGACTCTCGCCATTGCAGCCGACCCCGGGAAGCCCTCGAAGGCCGCCGCATGCGCGAACTACACCATCGCCACGACAACCGACGGCGCGACCTTCGGCATTTGCGGCGCCACGAAACCGGGAGGCAAGGTAACCTACTTGCGCTCGTATCAAGTCGTGAAGCTCATTGACCCCGCGACCGATGCCGAAACGACCTTGATGGTGGGGTTCCAATGAGCAAAGCATTCACTCACTACACCGCGAACGACATTACACCGAACCGCTGCACAATCACCGGGCGCTACGAGAGCGAAACGGCCGCCCGCGCAGCAATCGAGAGCGACGACGCATCAGGTTGCTTCGAGGCAGCATCGATTGGCGACGCCTCGGATATGCCGATCGGAACACGCGCCTACCACCGCGACGGCGTTTGTTGGCGCTGAAATAGGAAGCGCCCCCGGTGCCGTTAGGGCCGGGGGCGCGAGGACAGGGGGGGGACACTGTCTGCGAAGGAGCCTACCATGAATAGCGAAACCATACGCAAGATGGCCCGCACCGAGCTCGTTGATTGGCTCGAAGGCAACCGCATAGCCGTCGACCCCGATCGCACCGACGACAACCTACGCAACGACGTCTGCGCAGTGCTCGCCAGCGAGTTCAGCGACGAAGACCCGCCCGACCCCTGGCGCGACTGATGGCTGCGTGGGGGCACCTTGCTCTTTGACAATCCGACCTATTGCAAATTGCCCCACACGAGCCCACGAAATCGCCACAATCGCGGGTTGTGCACACCAGATTAGTTTAGTAATCAGGTTCCCGAGAGGGACACATGACCAAAAAGACGACGGGTACGAAGAGCAAGCGCTATTCCGACGAGTTCATCCGAGACGCGCTCGCGACATGGGACAGGGGGAGGAAAGAGGGCAAGACGGCCAAGGTCATAGCAGCTGAGATTGGATGCCATCCGTCGATGCTGAGCTATTGGCGAGCCCGCAATGGTGGCAAGCCTGCGGGCGCGCTGGCCAAGACCCGGCTCGAAGTGAAGGCGCAACGCGCCAAGCAGAAGCTCAACGGTCACGCGACCAAGGCAACGGCCGCGAGCACATGGCAAGCTGAGAGCGCGGCCGAAGTCGTGGCGCTCCGCCGTGAGCTCGCCAGCTTGCGCGAGGAGAATGAGCTATTGACCAAGATGGTCCGCCTGGTAGCGAAGCGCGATGGCTGAATCGGTCTACATCATCGGTGCGCCCGCCGAGGGTCGAGCGCACAACGGCATCCCGGGCACGCGCGTGGTCGCCTGCGAACTCTGCCAGCAACCGACACTGTTCGCGCCAAGCTCTGTGAATCGCCCCGAGGCTGCGATCGCCAAGTTCATCTGCATGCCATGCGCATTCGAGCTCGATCGCGCCGCTGGTGGCATTGCCGAAATCGGGGAACTGACCGAGCCACAACTCGCCGAGCTACGGAAGGCGGGCGTGCTGTGAGCGGCTGGACTCATCGCATTTGCGGCGAGTGCTACGGCAAGAAGCACCCCGAACGGATGCCAGTGCGCGTGCTCGGAGACCCGGGCGGCGTCTGCTGCTTTTGCGGCAAGGATGCTGGCGGCGGTATCTTCGTGCGCGCCGACCCGAGGACCATCAACTGCAAGGGTAAAGGCCCCGAGCACGAGGACAGCGAGCCATGACGATCAAGGAAGACCCGAACGCCTATACAAGAGAAGAGCGCGAGACGATGCTGCGTGAGATGGGCAAGACTTCGAGCATGTTCTACGCCCGAGCGTTCGCGGTCGGCTGCCATCCGTTCATCGAATTCTGCGGGCTGATGAACGAATACATTAAGATGTGTTGCGCTGCCCACGAAGCTGGGATCGACTTTCCACACGCAAGCGCCCATAGCGGCATTGCGATCCCGATGGCCCCTTATGAGGCTGCATACCTGGGCGAAAAGCTCGGATGTATCTACGGGCCTGCGCTTCAGGACCCGGTGAACCTCCGCGCATTTCTGCGAGCGGCCGGGCTGTCGAGGCCAGCGGAGACCGAGCCATGACAGCACAACGCACACCAGTCTTCGAGGGCGGAGGCCGCTACGATGACGAGCTCCACGCCGCAGTCGACGCCACGTGCGCAGCGTTCGTCTTGCTGCTCGTATACGAGGGGAGGAAGGGTAGCGGCTTCAGCATCGGCATCGACGAAAGCCAGGTAGTCGATTCGCGACAGGTACTCTCCCAAGTGCCGGCTATCCTGCGAGCGATTGCCGATGGCATCGAGGACCAGCAGCGGGCGAGGAACTGATGGAAGAGCGAGACGAGGTCGCATTCCGGCGAACGGTCGGCAAGGTTTTCAAGCGACTGATGGGCGGGGAGCCGCCGCGCGAATACGTCGATCAGATTGTGGCGCTGAACGACGCTTGCGGAGCGTGGTACGAGGCTCATCCGGGCGCAGTGGTCCACCTGAAGGTGCCGCAGTGGGGCGGACCGAACGGTACCGTTATGACGGGCAACCTCGACCTAGCCGACAAGATCGGATTTTGCCTGAACGACAACGCGCGCGATTTGATTCGCTACGTGGACGAACGGACGGGCCGCACGGCCACGCTGCTCATGTTGCAGGTGTGCGTATTTATTCAGCGCGGTTTAGTGGAGACGAAGGGGGCGCAGAACTGATGCTCGCGAAATGCTTCGAGGTCCGCGACCGAATGACCTTCATTCCGGTTTGCGCCGTGAGCACGAAAGCCGGCAACGCTGGCCAGCTGCACTTGCTTCGCCGCTCGGGTTACATGGCGGGAGACACCATCATCCTCATCAACCTGAACGATGCACGCGCGCAGAACGACGCCTACGCCTGGGGAGGTCGCACAATGCCCATCGCGCACGAGTACATTCAGCAGCACTTCGACGAGCTCGCCGACGGCGCCGTGGTGGACGTGGAGTTTATCCTTGGCGAGACGCTGACGCGGAAGGAGCCCGAGGGGCTATGACGGAACAAGACAAATCGACATGGGGCCCGGGTCCCTGGCAAGACGAACCCGACCGGCTCGAATGGCGGCATGCTTCGGGGTTAGCATGCCTCATCGTGCGAGCGCATACCGGCTCGCTGTGCGGCTACGTCGGCTGTCCCGAGGGTCACCCGTGGTTCGGCAAGGACTACGGCGCGCCCGAGCTCGGGGCCATCGAGGCGCACGGCGGGCTCACGTACGCGGACGCATGCCAGGGCGACATCTGCCATGAGCCGATGCCAGGAGAGGGCGAGGTCTGGTGGCTCGGCTTCGACTGCGCGCACTACATGGATCGGTCGCCGGCCATGGAGGCCCGACTCAGAGCGCTCGGCACCGACCTGCTCTCATCGTTTGGCCACTACCGCACCATCGCCTACGTGCGCGCCGAGGTCGAGCGGCTGGCAGAGCAGGTAGCGGCAGCGGGGCGGGCGTGACCCCGAGCTTCTGGCAATTCCTGCACGAGCGCTGGGGCCGAATCCTGATCGGCTTCGTGTGCTGGACGGCGGCGAGCTTCTTGGTAATCCCTCGGCTGCCCGTGTGGGCACAAGTGATGGTCTACTGCGCGATCGCCTGCTGGTTCGCCTATCAGCTCGGGGCGCAATCGGAGCGAGCGCGAGCCGTGCGGGAACTGGAAAAGGAGATAGCGCGCATAGACAGAGTGTGCCGCGCCCTGAATGAACTGACCGAGCTGGTGAAGCCGAGAGAGAACCACTGATGACCGAAGAGCAATACATCGCCAAGGTGCCGGCGCTCGCGACCTGGAACGCAGAGGCGCGAGCGCAGTTCGTCGAAGGCATGAACACGCTGAACGGCATGGCGGTTCGCGGGCCCCGTGGCGAGATGACTGACGCCGTTGGGGTACTCGTCCTCGGGCCCGGTGGACCGGAGGCCCGCTACGTGCGACGCGCTCTCGTTCTGGAGATGGCGGAGGGCGAGGAGGGGTTTCCAGCTGAGGCGCTGGCGGAATTGCAGAAACCCCCACCGCCTGGGGAGCTCCGCGTCCTCGTGCTCGGCCTGGGAAGCAGAGTCAAGGTCCGCCTCCTGCTCTCGATACCGGGTCGGATTATCCCAGTGCCGGAACCGGGCAGCGAGGGGAACTGATGCCCGACTCGCTCAGCATCTTCACCGTGTACGAGGACCCTCGGGACTACCCGGGCCGCTTCGTGGTGCGCAGGTTCGAGGTGTCGGCTGCCAGCCTCGAACCGCAACCCGTCGCGGCTCCCGTGGCCGTAGTCGACACCCTCGCCGAAGCGCGCATGGCGATTCGCCGTGCACACCCGTGCGCTGCCTGCATGGCGAGGGCCGATGGCGACGAGCCGCAGATTGTCGAGAGCTGGATATGAGAGCCCTGACCTACTGCTCCTTCGCCGACGACGACGGCTGCAAGGGCGTCGTGATTCTGGAGGGCGCGCTCGACCCAGTGCAAGCCGCTATCCGGGCGCATGCCCTCGGAGTGAACCCGGGCGGCGAGCTCCTGGCCGTGCCATGCAACGACGAGGAGCCCGACGTACCGGCGGACGTCTTCGCCGCGATGGCCGCCAACGTCCACCGACTCATCCCGGCAGCGGAGGCGCGAGTCTTGTTCAAGACCCGCTCGCTTGGGGAGTGGGAGGCGAACTGACCCACCCCCGCCTCTTGCCGACAAACGTGTAGGGGCTCGGAAGGTCCAGCGCCGCGCATATCTTGCTGATGGCCGAGCGCTCTGCTTGAGCCACCAGGGCATGCGAGATGCCGAGGCGCCGCGCTACCTCCCGCTGGCTGAGCACGCCCGATGGGTGCCTCACACCGCCACCGCCGGCTCGTAGCTCCGATGGGTGACCAGCTCGACCGGGGGCAGCGGCGCGTACGGAGCGCTACAACGGGGGCAGCCCTCGGGGGGGCGCCGATGGCTCATCCCACAGCACTCGTCGCAGCGTTGCCCCGGCCTGAGCGGCGCGCGGGCCCGGTACGCCTGCCAGCGGAGCTCGGCCTGCTGCTCGGAGGTACGCCCGTACCCCTCACGCTTGCCCAGCAGCACGCACTCGCGGCATCGGGCATGGAACCCGTGCAGACACGAGGCATGGCGAGCAAAATAAAAGGGCGCCAGCGGGAACGTACGCCCGCACCCTCGGCACTCCTTGGTCTCGGGCGCAGGCGCCTTGCGCGTAGCCGGAGGGCGACCTGTGCGAGCCATCACTCGCCCTCCGGGAATAGCGACAGTGTGCGCTGGTCGGTTTTCTTCCTCGGGGCCCCGGGCAGGCTGCGTCGGTACGGGACCCACGGCTTCACAGTGAACTTTATTTTCTGAGCTCGTGCCTCGGCACGGATGGTTTCCAGGTCCGCCTCGCAGATGCGCCAGTCTGGCGTTTTGCTGCGCTTGCACTCGATGCCCCCGTGGGCGAGCGCGAAGTTGAACAGCCCCGCGCCGGCAGGGAAACGGAGGCGCGCCCATGGGCGCGGAGCGTCGAAGCTCTCGAAGTCGACGACCTTCTCGGTCCCGCCGACGTGGATGATTGTGACCAGCATCACCGCCGCTCCTTCCACTCGTTGTGAGCTTGGACCCAGCGCTCGTCGGCGAACGCCTGCCCGTACTTCCGGCGCATCATCTTGGCGAACCGCTCCCGATGCCCATCGGCCTGCTCGCGACTGAGCTCGCGTCCGGTCCCCTCCAAGTAGTCCCGCTTGAAGGCTTCAAAGTTCACGAGCCACTCCTCCCAAGCGTGGAAGATGAACGCGTTCTGCCGGTCCCACGCAGCGCGGGCCGCCGTGCCCTGCTCGGGGGGCCTGAGCGCGTCGAGCACGCTGTAGTCGTCCGGGAATACCGCCGACCCTCGGAGCCCGTAGTCGGCCGCCTGGGCGTCGCGGCGCTCCTGCTCTCGCCAGCCCGGTTCGAGCTGGACGTAGAGCGCATGGAGCTTGGCGGCGACGGCGCGGTCGGGCACGGCGCGGAGCTTGTCCAGGCCCTGGAGCTTGGTGGCGTCGGCCGTGGGCGAGTACGGGTAGTCCCGCTCGGTGGTCACTTGGCACCCGCCAGGAACTCCTGGAGCCGGCGCGAGGACGCGAGGGCGGCGCGCGTTTCGTAGTCCACGTTCGGGCTCACCTCGGGCTGGCGGGAACCCCGGAACGGCAGCGGCGAACGGGGGGCCGGGCTGAACTTCGGCACGTTCCGCAGCCAGGTGCGAAGCGTCGCGGCAGGGTCGGACTTGGGCGATTTGAACTGGTGGTCCCGGATTTCCAGGAGCTGCTGCTGGAGGTCCAGCCCGAGCTCGGCGGCGAGCTTCCGGTGCGACTCGTCGGGCTCGAAGTCAGCGGGGAACCGCGACCATTGCGCCTGCCTGGGCTTGCGCTCCCTGGCTTTTGGCTTGGGTGGGTCCGGAGCAAACGAATTCAAATCCGCCGTGGCTATGTCGCCCCCCTGGGGGGGTAACACCGAAGGTGTTGGGGGATCTCTTTCTGGTAGGGCAGGGGAAGGGGAGGGAGAGGGGAGGGGAGGAGTGACGAATCGTGACGCCGCGTGACGTTCCGTTTGTTCCCGTGACGGCTCGTGACGTTCCGTGACGGACCGCTGCCTTTCTCGGTATTCTTGGGCCCTCATTCTGTCCGACCGCCGGGCCTCCTGGGCCTCGACGAACCGATCGATGATGAGCGTGGTGCCGTGTCGGCTCGTGACTCCGAGCGCGGCGAGCCGTTCGAGCCCAACCCGCACGACCCCCTCGGGCAGGTCGAGCAGGTCGACCAGCGCCTCCACCTCCTCGCCCTCCCCGAGCTCGACGACCCCGCCCCGGTCTGCCTCCAGCATCAGGTGCCAGAGCAGGGTGCGCCCCTGCCACCGGAGACGCCGGAAGGTGATCGTCTTCTTCGTGTAGACCCGCACGTACTCCTCGTCCTCGAAGTTCATTGCTCCCGCTCCCTTTCCTCGATTGCCCCAAACCGCTCGCAGAGCTCCGCCACCGCCGCCCCAAGCCAGGCGTCCCTGGCCATCAGCGACCCCATCCGTTGCACCCCTGCCAGCACCGACGTGTGGTGCCGGCCGAACGCGCGCCCGAGCTCGGGGTAGCTCATTCGGGTGCAGTGCCGGGCCACGTAGTAGGCCACCAGCCGGGCCTCCAGGGGGGACTTGGACTTGTCCCGCCCGAGCACGTCGGCCGGCGTGACCTGGAAGAGAACCGCCGCCGCAACCGCTATCCGCTCGACCGCGAGGGACAGGAGCGGGAGGCGCGCGGCCTGCTGTTCGGCGAGGTCACGGCCAATGGACGGGGTCATGAACGACCCCCAAATCCGTTTCCCCGTTTACACGAATGTTTACACAATGGGGGGGGGCAGGATGCGTTTTCTCGCAGTTTGTTGCGTATCTCATTGTGAGAAAACTCAATGATTTCAACGTCGCCACTAGCTTGAGGTGTTAGTGCCAAATAGCAAAAACCTCGTGAAAACGGCCCGTTTACACAAATTATTTTCGCCGTTTGCACATTGCTCTCGCTCGGGTGGCGGAACTGGCAGACGCACCGCCTTGAGGTGGCGGCGCCGTAACTGGCGTGAAGGTTCAAATCCTTTCCCGAGCACCCTAGCCCTGGCGGCCCCACCCGGCCGCTGGGGCCGGGACTTACTCCGCAGCCTCGGGCTTCGCCGGCAGCTGCTTGGGCTCCTTCGGCGCCGGCAGCAGCGCCTTCCGGTCGTCCTCCAGCATGGACTCGGCCGCCCGCTTGGAGCTCTTCGAGTAGCGCGCCGTCGTGGTCACCAGCAGGTGGCCTGCCATGTGCTGGGTGCCGGGCAGGTTCCCCGTGTTCTCCAGCCAGTGGGTGATGCGAGCCGACCGAAAGTGAGCCCCGATGAAGAGCGCCGCCCGGTGCGCCGGCAGCGCATCCTTGACCGCCTTGCGGAGCTGGTTGCGGTAGTCGTGGCGTCCGAAGATGAGCCCCTCCTTGGGGCACACACTGTCGAGCGCCGCCCGCGCCGCCGCCGTCAGGGGCACCCCCCGATCGAACCGGTTCTTGTCGATGAACGGATCGATCACTATCTCGGTCCGCCCCGGTCCGTAGTGCTCGGGCACGCTCAGCTTGTCCAGCGTCGAGGGGCGCAGACTGGTCTCGTAGCCCACCACGAACCGAGCCCACACCGGGAAGCGCTCCACCTTCTTGCTCTCGCTCCACTCGGGCAGCGCGCCGATGATCGCCCGCACCTCGTCCGGGCTGACCGCGAAGGCTTTCGACCGCCGCCGCTTCTCGTACACCTTTCCCTTCGCGCCCTTCGGCGGGCCCGGGATGACCACCGGCACCGATAAGTACCCGTGGCCGGGCTTGGCTTCCCCCTCGGGTCCGTTGCCGTACAGCCAGGCCAAGAACGAGCGGAGCGCCGAGAGCTCGCGCTTCACGGTCTCGGCCTGCACCTTCAAGAGCCGAGCGTTGCGATACGAGAGTCCGCGCTGGTCGGTCAGGTCGTGGAGCCCCGTGAAGAAATTTAGAAAGTGACTCTCGACGTAGAGCTTCCACGTCTTGATGGTGCCCGGGTGATGCGTCGCCAAAAGGGAAACTAGCCATCGCTCGGTCAACCCTTCAAGAGCTTGAGTGTGCTGGGAACGGGGCTTAGGCTTGGGGAGGCGGGACACGACCTCGGCGTAGATTCGCGCCGCTTCACTCGAAGCCAGCTCGGGATCGCAGGTCCCGGTGTTGATGTTGTGCTTCTCACCGGCCCACGTGAAACGGACTCGGAAGGCGTGACCCTCTTTGGCTTGCTTGATGGTCCAGCCGCTTGCTTTTCTACCCACTGTTCGATCTCCTCCAGGCGAAATAAAAGTCGCCGGCCGATGCGAACGGGGTGCAATCCGGGCTTCACCTTTTCATCGAACGTCCTGCCCCCAATCCCGAGCCGCATCGCTGCTGACTCTCGGGAGATGAGGAGGGGTCCGCCGTTTGGATCGCCCACGGGGTCAAGCGTGTGTCGCTTGTTCATGGGAGACCTGCCGGTGAAATGGTAGGCTCGGCTTGCTCTGTTCGCGCAGAGCCGGTGCCCTGGTCGTTTTGCGGCGACGCAGGGCGCATTTGTTTTAGCACACGTTCCTCCCTCCAGTAATCGATCATCTCCAAGACGAAGTGCCACGCCACGAGGCTCGCCATCATTGCGAGCCCGAGCTTCACCACGTCGAACGCTAGGGTCACTTGACCCCGAGCTCCGCCAGCAGCGCCTTCCAGACGCCCTCGGCGCCGCCGTGCTTCTTCGAGAAGTGGGTCCAGCCGAGCACCGTGCCGACGACCAGCGCGACCAGGAGCCCGCCCCAAAAGATGAGGTCGAAGAACCGAATCACGACCAGGGCGACCACCGC